CCAGCTAACTCAACCTGCAAAGTACCTAAAGGCTCATATACTGCCGGAGTAGCACCCACAGCAGTAGCACCACCAGCAATAGTCAACACATCACCACCAGCAAGGGCAGCACCAGCAAGGTCCACAAAACGACCTGCATTAGCATACGGCGGAGCCCCGGCAATAGGCTCAACAATACCAGTACCTAAAGGAATTTCCACAGTAGCACCTTTTTGAGCAAACGGGAGACAACTTGTAAAATAATCATGCTCCCATGCACGGAGCCTTAACACTCCAATATTAGCAAGAGACGTAGAATTGTCACCATCTATTAATTCAAAATCCACTTCACCGATCAAATTCTGATCTCTATAATACTCATTGTAAATAAGCGTATAGGCTGCAAACGGAATAGCCGAAATATTTTCATCCACAGCAGCACCCGGGTTTTGATCAGGACGAGGCACACCTAAATAATCCATTAAAGGCGTATAGTTCGACAAATCAAATTCCACAGTAACATACGGAAACGTAGGCGGCAAATTACCTACCACCTGACCATTAGACAGATACTTATCCCAATTAGGCCATACCAAACGATGAGGTACGAAGAAATAGTGCATATACACATCAAACCTGTGCATAACGGGAGCGACTAGTGGCGCAAATCTTACCAGAGACTCACACCCTATACGAAACTTATCACCCGGTACACACTCAATACACATCGTTGGAACTAACTCACCCAAATCACACGACAATTTTACGTCATGTGTCAAATCAAACGTGTTACGTTTAGGGCGAGTCAACTGAATCGAATTGAAGACATTTTTCATTGCATTTTATTTTTAGTGAAGAAATACTATCAAAAAGGGCGTGCAAGAATACACGCCCCGAAAGCTACCTATTAAACCGTAACCCTTAGAGAAAAATGAACACTATAACCTTATACCACCACGCGAAACGGTGTAATATTTTCTTGATCTAGTACGGCGACCACGACGGCGACCACGACGACCTCTAGAGCGATAACGAGCCATAGGAAACAGATTTAGATTTTAAAAACGGGCTTATACCCCACTAATATACTACTCACCAGATTTCAAAGAATCCAAAGTTCTCCACATCTCCTGTGGATAATCCAAATCCATACCTTTATTGCCATGTCCGAAATACTTTTTTGTTCCCGGATTAGAGATCAAATTATCCAGAATCTTACCACCAACTCGATAGTACCATTCATCCGACCTAGTAAATCCACGCTTATTCAAATCAATCTCAAATTGCTTAATACTAGCATCCTTTTGAAGATTAACCTTTGCCTGTCTTAAATTGGAAATCTCCTGAGACGTCTTAGCTCGAGCAATACGATAATTCAACACTTGCTCCAAACCTAACCGGAGCGTATTTGCATTTGCCAATATCTCCCGTTCATTACGAGACAGACTCACATAAATATCCGCTTTTGTTTTTGCTAAATTAGCCGCCGCTTGCTCGAGGTTCATAGACTCCAACTTCTCAGCCAATCCTAAATTAAACTTGCCTTGTGCAGTAGATACTTTTGTACGATCAATACCTGCTAATATACCCTGTCTTTTTAACGACTCTGTTAGAGCTTGTTCCTGAGATAACTTTGTGGCAGCAGCCACGTTATCGGTCTGAGCCTGAATTTTTTCCAGATTATACTGACTCAACAATGATGCAACAATCCCTCCGGTGTCAACCTGCACAGGAGTAGGACGATATGACTCAACCTGAGCCGAGCGAACACCTGAACCACTAAGGGCAGTCGCTCCATTACCATATACCAAATTAGGATTAAGTCCAGCAGCTTTTAAACGCTTCATTTGCTCCGCAGGACTATTGTAAACATTTTGCATAGACCAATCAGCAAGAGCATCCGAACGCTGCCGCTCATACATCTCGATATTATACTCACGCTGCCTACGGTTTTGTATACCTGTAGACAACGCATTAATGGCATTACCTGCCACCATAGCGATAGGAAGAAACGGAAAGGGCATAACTTATTGTTTTGTGCCTCGATGCAGCCGTTCCACCTAGCGGTACAGCTCTATTTACCGAGACGATTAACTAATACTTACTATTATACTTGTTAGACTCCCATAGACATAGCTCCAAGACAGCCTAACTGACAGGTGCGCTTTACTCGGTCGCAGCTCCTTCACGCGGTCGTTTCGCTCGCTTGGTTCGTCCGCTTCGCTCCCTCACTGGCTCGCTACCTCCCTTTTTTCCTGTCGCTTCGCTCCCTCGTTTCTAAGGCGCGCGCACCTGTCAGAAAGGCTGTCTAAAGAGACAGAATGTCATTGGTGTCAACTAGCACTAATATATCAAGGGATATAGTGCTAGCATCGTAGATTTACGAATCTACTTTTTGCGGGGACTCTGTCCCCTGCACCCCTGAGTTTTTTAGGGACGGATTATCTTCAGTCGCAGGAGCTTCATTGCTCCCTTCATCGTTCCGAAACTCAAAAAAGGTCTGAGACAAATCACTGAACTGGATTACCATTTGCATTACCCGAATTTTCTGTTCCGGCTTCGCCTCTTGTTGGTTTAACATTGCGGTTTTCTTGCTCATTTTTTTGTTTTTTTAATTGTTCCTGATGATCGCGCTTTTTTTGATACACTTCCTCGCGGTTTTTTTCAAGCCTTTCGGCTAAGTCCATGAGATACTCTTCGCGCTCCGCCAAATCCATTTTATTCAAATCTGGATAAACTTGCTCGTCACCATCTTCAGCAAATTCACCCACTCTGGAACCATAGAAAGGCAAACCACGCACATGGCGTTTTAATATTTCCTCTACTGTCAACGCCTGATCAGGGATAGTCAACGACTTCCCCTTAGTAAATACTTTTCCCTTCACCGGGAATAAATGCGCATTATAATGCGACTTGTTTTTTGTCATATTTTACCTCCTGTTTTTATATCGATTTCCATCTTTCGCCAGGCGGCTTTATATGCCTGGCCTCTGTTATACGCGAAATTTTCATCACGCCTTACGGCTTTAGCCAAATTTTCAATATCGCGCACTTCGTTTGCTTTCTTAATCGCGTCCTTTTGTACACGATCAAATAATTTTTCCTTATAATAGCGCGGCATACCACATTTTTTTCCTCCTGCCAGTATACAGTATGTCCGGTTTTCATAATTCCTCAGATGATATTTTTTTTTTCTTCACTTAGATACGACAAACCCAAACCCTTAGACATACGACCGAACTCCGGCTGACGATCGTCATTTTTATGCATTGGTATACGCCCACGCTTCATTAAATACTTCAAACAATACCCTACACTTTTTTCATTCACATCACCATAATGCACTTCACCTAATCCCCAAGCCGATTGCACGAAATCCACATTTGCATTAAACAGAATCACGTGATAATGCGGCCTGAATGTTTCAGAGCCGTACTCACCTACTGCAAAATACTTTATTGGCTTGGGCATCTTACCAATTTTTCGAGCGTGCATATCATAACTGGCACCACCATGCGCTTTGCGCAAACGCTTAAAGAATAACTGTAAATCCCGACTATCCAAATTCATAAAACCCTTCCTCGAGATAGGCACATGATCTGTATTATACGTAAGCGTTAGAAACCATGCTGAATCTGACACCTTATACTCCTCCATTAAACGAAATGACCAACTGCTTGCCGAACGCTTTACACACGTAGGACACTTACCACAAGGAACGGGAACGTCCAAGCCGCTCCCGTCCTTAACCGTCACTGGATTTAGGCACTGCATTTATAGTCCTCCCGGAGAACCATACTTAGGCATCGGCCTAGTGGCTATTACTTTATGTAACACATGGCACCAAAGATGATCGTCATCACTATCCACCGCAAATATCCTTTCCACTTCGTTTGAATCCATCTGTATGAAATCATCATCCAACTCAGGGTCAGACGCAAATATCCTTGCCGCGTGCCAAAAATTTAACGTAGTCCTGAAATCACCTGCCACACGATTTTGCTCATACCTAAACTCCGAATATCTCGGAATATACCCGAACGTATCACCTGAGTCTGAATTATACGCATACAACTCACGCATCGGAACAGTCTGTTCACCCAAATGTGCAAAACTTGGAAAATACAACTCAGTAGGAGAATTGATCTTTAAGAAATGCCGAGGAATTCCCTGAAAATAAGCAGGCTTCGGCATCACCGACATAATTCCCATAATATACCCATGCTCCTGACAATAGTATGAACCATACTTACCTGATGTCACACCAAAACCATGTCCATTCATAGTCCCCGCCGGATCTCCCGACTCATTTCCAAACGTAGTCAACACCTCAGATACCACAATAGGCGACTTTGTTCCTGTTATGTACTCCGGACGCTGTAACCTCGCGTCAGGCGATTTTACACCGAAATGCGTATATATTACCTCAGTAAGCCTCGTACCACCACGCGCCATCTTTTCAAGCCATTCTTGCACCTTATACGCCGCTCTGAGATCATTTATAGCCGTGCCAGCTAACTCAACCTGCAAAGTACCTAAAGGCTCATATACTGCCGGAGTAGCACCCACAGCAGTAGCACCACCAGCAATAGTCAACACATCACCACCAGCAAGAGCAGCACCAGCAAGGTCCACAAAACGACCTGCATTAGCATACGGC